CTGATACAGTCCCAACACAATTTCATTAGTCGCATGGGTGTACCACGTTTGTAGGTGGCGGGCCGTAAACAGGGGAACCTGGGTAGACGCCCATGCACCGATGTGGGCGAACAGCGTTTCCAAACGGCACAAATGGCGAAGGTTGTCCACTGAACAAAAATAGACCGGCACCCTGTGGCTACTTGCCCAAATTGTGGGGGACGCAAACCACCCAACCCTGTCATGTAGTACGAGGACAACCGAAGCGGCGCCCTTCCGCTTTGGGCGTCAGTATCCCTTGACCTACCTTGACCTAACATCAGAACAAAGGAGACCCGACAATGCCCAGACAACACACCACAGATGACCTGAACTACAGGCGCAACAGACAAGCCCTACTAGCCAACAACCCACCATGCCATTGGTGCGGTAAATACGCAACCAAAGACAACCCCATGCAAGCCGACCACCTGATCGAATACGACCGTGGCGGCAGTGATGACCTAAGCAACCTTGTACCTGCATGCCGTAAATGCAACGGCAAACGTCATTGACCCTTTGTTGTAGAACGACCCGTTAATGGTCAGGTATTCGACATCATGATCGTTTGATATAGCGATAGCAAACACTGGGTGCGTAAAGATCGTTTCGTCTGTTGAACTGATAATGCGCATAGGGTTGATGGGCTGGTGAAATTCAGTTGCCATTGTCGGGTCTCCTGGCTAGTCGGGTTGAAATATCTTGAATGTCTTTTGGGCGCCACACGTGTACTTCACAGCCTGCAGCAGTCAAGGTTTCTAGCCATGTCGACTGCAGTTTGGAAAGTCTGCCGGTATCGCTTTTCAGTTCTGCGAACAGTACACCACGGGTGGCGTGGGCTAACACTAAGTCTGGGAATCCTGCATGGCCTTGTAACGGTGTTTTCCACACCCCAGGGCGGATTTCCACAGCACGGGTGTGCATAACTAGCCAGCCGTGCAGTTTGGCAAGCATGATCACGCTGTTCTGAAAAGTTGATTCTTTCATGGCACTAGGACTGTGGCTAGTTGTTCCATTGGGCGCATGTCTCGCAGCTGCACACGGTAACTGGTGTACTTCATTGTCGTACCGTCACGCCATGCCTGCCCTGCTTCGACTTTGCCACATGCTTTGACTTCATCAGGGAACAGCCAACCGACCAGATAGGCGGTATCTACTGACGTGTGCAATTTCGGTTTGTCTGCGTCTTTTTTGAGCCACACAAACACCATGATTGACCCGTACTGATGATCTAGCGATGATTCTTTGACTGACACGGTGCCTTCGGGGAACGGCCAGTAATGGGTGCATGTGTGCTTGACATCTAACGCAAGGTTGCCCACGGTGATGTCACGGTCATACAGCCCTGAGTTCCATACGGGATTGGCGCCAATATCTGTTAACCAGGCGACAGTTTGAAGTTCGGCTAAAGCGCCCAAACCGTAATGGCCGATATGCACAATGCCGTTGCCTTGTGCTTCATTGACTTGTGCCTGGGTTAGTTCTGTGTCGACATGAGACATTTCAAATGTCGGGTATCTCATACCTTTTTGCCTTTCAGTTCTTCAATCAAACGGCTGGCTTCGGCTTTAGTGTCAGGCGCAGGGCCTTGATGATCTAACGCCCGTAGAAGGTTCATTTGTGCGGTTGTGGGCGCATTGCCTGCATTTGCGCCTAGCGTGGCTGTACGGGGCTTTTCGTGGCTTCTGACAAGCGTTGAATGTGGGATGGTGTTTTCTTGCCTGTTGCGTACTTCTTCGACGCTAGCCATTTTCGGGCCGAAACTCATCATCAGACCTAAAACACGGCCCAAAGCCGATGTGCTTGCGTTCATCTGTTCTGAGTCCCTAGTGAAACTGGTTTTGCCTGGGAACGGTTCAAAGCATGTTGCCTGTGCCGGTATCTGATCGTCAGGTGTGCGCCACGCTTGCATGGTAACCGATATGAAAACCTTGTCGCCAATAGTGATGATTTCGGGGCGGTTCTCCATAATGCGCAGTTCGGGCCAGCGTTCAAGTGCAGCTGCAAACCGTGTTGGTACGTCGACATAATTGGTCAAGTCCATCAGTTGCCCCTGTTTCTGTCGTAAGCAATTCGTTCGGCACTGGTCATGTTTGCCCAGGCGTGCAGTTCCGCGCAACGGCGGGACTCTTCAGCGGTCATGTGTAGCCAGTCGCCAGCCTTGCCACAGTTCAAGCAGATACCTTGCAGTAAGTCTTGCATGCGCTTGTCAAACACAGTCAAGTCGGCTTTGCATAGTTCACAGATCATTTGAAACCACCCAGGCGCATAGCCACAATGGCGTCTTGTGTCTGCTTAGTCAGATTCGATAAGTAGATACCGTTCTCTTCGGCAACATAAGCCAATTCAAACAATGCTTTTCTGAGCATTGCGATATCTTCGGTTTGCTTTTCTAACTGCCAGGCGGCGGCCTTCATAGCAATTTCTGCTTTGGCTATCGCCGCAGTCATTTCGGCTAACTGTTCTGTCATGTCGGGCCTTTCATTTGTCGGGTTTAATTCTACGATAACCAACTGGTGTTGCAGAATAGCGCATACGGCGCCTGTCGCCTTCGGAAGTGTTAGCCCAAAAGCCTTGTAACGCCTTTTCGGGGAATGACACAGCGTAAGCAAAACACTTGTCGAATACGGTGCAGGCCTCGCAGATTGGTTTGATCACTGCACGGGATTCTGCAGATTCTTTGCCGTTGGTGGGAAAAAATAGGTTGGTGTCTAGTCCACGGCAGTTTGCGAATTGTTGCCAGTCGGGGCGGTCAACATTGAACATGGGCTAGCACATACTCCATGGGCGCCAACCGCAAGCGCCTTTGGCTTCAAGTTCTGAGTACAGCAGATATGCAAAACGCAGGTTTAGTGTCGGGTCTGACATGGATTCTTCCATAGGGCCAGCAAATACCTGTTCAACATAAGCACGGTGGATTTGGTTAATCTGGGCAACGCCATGGTCATGCCCGTTGAACGCTGGGTGTGTATAACTGACGTTTTGACAGCGGGTTTCTTTCCACAGTAAACGGCCCAGTTTTTCTAGTGTTTCTGTGTTGTTGGGCCAGCCAACAGAAATGGCGCTGGGGAACCATTCCTGGCATTTAGTGTTCGGGTCAAACGGTGCAAGGGTTGTGGTGGGTTGTGTCGAAGTAGTCGTACTGGTGCTGGTTGTTGTGGCCGTTAATTCTTCGGCCCTGTCTTGCAGCTGCTGTGGCGACAGATCGCCCAGGGTGATTGTTGCCGGTACTTCAACAAACGTTTGGGGTGGTGTCTCCTTTTGGAACGCCACCGCCATTGCGGCACACATCAGGTAGGTAAACAGGCCTAAGCCTAAAACACGCTTCACATTCATTTTGGTTTGTCCTTCAGTCGGGGTCAGGTCGGGGTATGTCTACCGATTCGGTAGTGCTATGTCAAGGATTAGGCTACCAAAGCAGGAAAAACCTTGATGGCGTCTAGGGTCGCCTGGGTGTATGTGTCCCCTGGGACATACTGCAGGTGCCATGGTTCAAAGTTCGGGTTTTTAGAGTCTGCGACAGCCCATGTGAAACCGTATTTCAGGGCTTCACAAGTCATAAACCCGTCACCCAATAGCCAGTTAAGTAGGGCTGAACCTTCATAGCAGTTGGCGGCGTCTATCGCTAAACCCCACCCGTGATCTGAGTTGCCTGGTGTGGCGCAGGGTGCTTTGCCTGGCTTCAAGTAGTACACCTTGCCTTGCCAAATACGGGTTACTTGCGGTACACGGCCCATGTCTTTTGTCGAATAGCGGTCATTAAACAGGGCTAGTTGTTGGCTGTAACTGCGATATGCACCAACCTGGTTAAGTGTTAACCCGTTGAAGTAGGCGGCAAGCTGCAAACAGTTCCATGCCGTAGCGGCGTGTTGTTCTAGTAGCCCAGACGGTTTTTGGATTGTGCGCAGAACTGTGGTTGAAACATACCCGTTTTTTTGTCCTGTCAAATCGGTTGGCATAATGATTGGCAAGACTGGGTATGTGGTCATTAGAAGTCACCTTCAGGTTGCAAGATTCGAATGGTGACTGTGCCGGTGGCTGTGACGCCATATAAAGCGTTTCGTGGTGGTAATACCATTGTTGAAGTGACGTCTTTTTTAGTTACTAAACCTGTTGTGGTGGTGACTGTTGAACCGCCAATGTGGATATCTGAGCCGACTGGTTCAAAGTAAATGGTGCGTGTTGCTGTGGCTGTTGCTGCAATTAGCAGTGTGGGGCTGGTGGTCACGGTGACAACTGAGGCGATCATTTTGTGTCTTTCTTTTTTATGATGGGTTCCACTGGTTTGTTTGTTAAGGCGGAAATCCCGTTTCCTACGGCATATCCGATAACCATTGTGATGATTGGTAAGCCTTGATCTTGATCTATTGCTTTGACAGCAATTAACACGGTCATGCAGATAAGACCGACTAATGCAATTAAGGCTTTGGATGGGTTGAAGGTCATGCCCATATCCATACGACTAGGGCGATGGCGAGACCTGCGACCACTGCAAGCGTTTTCATGGCTTACCTAAATCCTCAATCCAAAATTGGCGAATACTTGTCGCATTGCCAAAATCTTGCACCGATGTGTTGGCAGTGAATGCAGCCATTCTCACTGTCCATGTGATTGATGCAGACGCTGAAGCCAAGTAGAGAAAACTTGTGCCATGGTTAGGGGCATAAATTGTAGACATTGAACCACTAAAAATGTTAAAAGTTTTAACTTCAACCCCAGCCCTAAACAACGACATTAAGATTGATTGTTGGCCGCCAATTGGGTATGGGTATCCACTGTAGTTGATTCGATACAAACGACCAGTAACTTCGTTAATCGTCAATGTTGCACCGTTTGCCTGCAGTGTTGTGTGAGGTGCGGAAGTCGTAAAAGCAGTGGTAATTGCCTGTCGGGCGACCACGCCAAACGGAAGCGAATTAACCTGTTCCGCTGTCAAAACAGCGCCTGACGAGAAGGTTGAGTTAGGTGTAGCCATAATATTTTCTCCTTTACCAACCGAGACGGCTGGTGTCCAAAATACCTAAAGTAGTGCTGTTAAGCGTAAAAAATTGGTAATACTGCAACGGCGACAAGTTGAGTTGATATCGGGTCATGTCTGGTGTTGAGTTAATAGTGAACCCTTCAATGACGCAAGCCACCGTAGTTTCGGAACCGCCAGGTACCTGATATTTAAAGTTAATGGTGCGGTTTATATCACCAAATATTTGTTGCATGAAAGTGGTTAACGCTGTCGCATTTTGTGCGACGTCATCAAAAGTGCATGTGAACCGCAACGAATACGGATCATTAAAATTGTTGGCAATCCATTGTGCGTTACCTAGTGCTTGCGTTTCGGTGGCGTCTACCGTTGAAGAACTGTAGAAAGACTGGCCGTATGAAGCGACCGAAGCGGTGTTGGTCGCTGTTTGGGCTGTCAAACCAGCAGGGTTAGTTGTGGCCGTGTTGATGTATTGCACACCGTTCTGTATGCGTTCAAACGAGTTGTAAGCAATTTGGGTGGTTGAGGTAGTGCGACCCAAAGTAATACTGCCTGGCGTATATGACTGCATGGCATTACGGCTGACAGGGTAAAGGGTGTCAATTCGACTTACCAGATATCCACGTTCTGTGTTGACCAAATAGTTGTAGTAGTTCAGCACTGAACCTGTGTAGGTGCTCGCTGAGCATTGGGTGCTACTGGTAATGATCGCAACCTTCATTGAAGCCGGTAGCGGGCCACCGTAACCGTCACCAAAAATGTAGAACCCGTAACTGGTTGTAGCAGCTGCAATTGCTTTGGCGTTGGCGTTAATTTGACCTGAACGGTTTACCCAGTCTGAACAAATGATGGTTGCAGTGTTTAACCCTGTGTTGCCTGGGTAGTCCTGAAATGTGATTTCACGAACCCAAAACCATTCGTAAAATTCGCTGTTGTCCGATTTGCTTTTAAGCACTATTGGGCTTTGGTAGTCAATAGTCGAAGCAAAGTTGCTTGAATTGTTAATGGTAAAAGTCAGTGAACCACCAGAATAGGTGTCAAGGTATTTAGTGCGGCCCTGCCTGATATTCATAGACAAAACTTTGTTTGTTATGTCCCTTCCTACGCTGTCAAAAATCCAACTGTTTTTCGGCATGGTTACATTGTCCGAACATTAAGTGGAATCGGGCCTGACTGGCGCACATACTGCTGTAAGGCTCGCACGATGCTGTTGGGGTCGCCACCGTTCACATTGACAGTGATACCGCCACCGCCACCCAAACCAAACTGACCCATTTTGGATAATGGGATAACGGCTTCAGGGCCTTTTTCGCCAATCATGGCTAATTGTGCCGATGTGACAATGCCACCTTCAGCCAGCATAGGTATGTCTGGCACATCAAAACCTTTGCCACCAATACCAGGCACCCAGTCAGGCACTTTGAAAGACAGTTTGCCTACCGTGTTGTTCCACAGTCCTGCAACAACTTTAAATGCGGCTTTAAACGGTGCGGTGATCACATCGGCAACAAAGCCCATGGTGGCTTTAATACCGTTGTAGACCAGGCTGAACATGTTCATAATGTCATCTTTGAACTTGACAACCGCTAACACTGCCAAACCGAACGGGCCAGTAATGATTGCAAGCAATAACGGCCAGTTGTTTTTCACCCAATCAAAAACCCATTTGATAGCGCCCCACAGTTTGTCAAATCCAATTTTGATTGCGTCAATGGCAATACCGAAAATGTCAAACTTCATTTGCAAAGCAATCAGGGCGGCAATGATTCCCAAAATAACTACAGCACCAGTGGCCACCCACAAGGCACTAAACGATGTCGCAAGGATTGCGTTTACAGCAGAAGTGATTACGGTTAAGGCGTTCCATGCGGCCATGGCGGCGTTAGTCAAAACGACAGCTGCGGCAATGCCACCAATGACAGCACCCAGGGTGACAACCAAACCAACATTGTTACTAATCCAATCACCCATGGCCTGAAACGCTGGCAACAGTTTTTCTACTATTGGCAAGATTGCCGCACCAACAGATTCTTTAAATTCGCCCATTTGAATTGAAAACGATTTCATTTTGCCTGAAGCAGTATTGGCTGAAGTCGAAGCGGCACCCTTAAATGTGCCAGCCAACGCAGCAAACACTTCATCAGTAGTTGCGCCGTTTTCAATCAAACCTGCCAGGGCTGGGTCAAGTTTCTTCAACGGGCCTAGTTGCCCGTTAAAAGCCTTTGACAGGGCGTCAGATACAGCACCTAAGTCTTTGCCTGTACCGGCAGAAATGTCTAGCGCCAGTCCTAGTAAGTCTTGTGCTTT